GTCCCGATCGTTGGGACGATCACAATTCTGGTCGTCCTCTGCTCTCGTTCGACGCCGGGATCAAATCGGTTTGGCCCACAGCCGGGTTCGAATACTCCCATGCCGTCCTCGGGCTTCGCTCGGAGTTGATCTGCCACAATCGGAACGAGGGGCGGGGTCGCGTGACGTCTTTGATTGAAGGCGCGACTGCTACTATCGCTTTGATTTGAAGACCGAAAACAGGCTATCGGCAATCTTGAACGTGTCGTCGGTCTCTCTGAACATTTCGGCGGCTTCTCTATCCACCATGATGTCTTTGCTCTGTCCATTGGCATTGGTCACGGTGTAGGCGAGCGGAGGAGGGTTGTCGCTCAGAGCCCTGTAGCCAAGCGCGGCAGCATGGGCTTCGTCGTCGGCAACGATCTCCAATTCGATGCTGACAGTGAATTTCGGCATTACGATCTCCTCTGCTTCCCAAGTCCGAAAAGACATACCAGCGGCTGCAACCCGTTTCCATCGTCCTCGTAGTCACAGGCGAAATGAAGGTCGCCGGCAAAAACCTAAGTCGAGGCAGAGCACGCCCTTTAAGAGAAACGCCAAGGGAGCCCAACATGAAAATCCGTTTTTCTCTGCCGTGGCGGCCCGCGGCGGATCGCAAAGCCATGCCCGAAACCAAGGCATCGGGCGGTCTCGTGGCGCTCGCCGGCGAGGCGAGGGCGCAGTGGACTGGCCGCTCCTATTCGGCCCTTGCCCGCGAGGGCTTCATGCGCAATCCGGTCGCCCATCGCTCGGTGCGGCTGATTGCGGAGGCCGCTGCTTCGGCCGTCTGGCTGCTTTATGCCGGCGACCGTGAACTCCCGGATCATCCGCTGCTGTCCCTGATGCGCCAGCCGAACGCCCGCATGGGCGGGCCGGATTTCTTCGAGGCGCTCTATGGCCACCTGCTTCTGTCGGGCAATGCCTATGTCGAGCCGCTCACGGTGGGCTCCGAGCTGCGCGAACTGCATCTGCTGCGGCCGGATCGCATCGGCGTCATCGAGGGCCGGGACGGCTGGCCGGAAGCCTATGAATATCGCGCCGGTGGGCTCGTCCGGCGGTTTCCGGCGGAGGCGGAAGGGCTGGCGCTGCTGCACCTGAAGCTCTTCCATCCGCTCGACGACCATCTCGGCTTCCCGCCGCTCGCCGCAGCCCAGGTAGCGCTCGACCTGCACAATTCTGCGGCCACCTGGAACAAGGCGCTGCTCGACAATTCCGCCCGGCCGTCGGGTGCGCTCGTCTACCAACCGAAGGAAGGCGGCAATCTTTCGCCTGATCAATATCAGCGGCTGAAGCAGGAGCTCGACGACGGCTATTCCGGCCCGATGCGCGCCGGCCGGCCTCTGTTGCTCGAGGGTGGGCTCGACTGGAAGTCGATGGGGCTTTCGCCGAAGGACATGGATTTCGTCGAGGCGCGCAACGGTGCGGCGCGTGACATAGCGCTCGCCTTCGGCGTGCCGCCCATGCTGCTCGGCATTCCTGGCGACAACACCTATGCCAACTACCAGGAGGCCAACCGCGCCTTCTACCGCCTGACCGTCCTGCCGCTGCTCACCCGCACGGCAGCGGCACTTTCCGCCTGGTTCTCAGGTGCTTATGGCGAGGTGCTGAAGCTCACCCCCGACCTCGACCAGATCGCCGGGCTTGCCGCCGAGCGCAGCGAGCTCTGGACGCGGGTCGGCAATGCCGACTTCCTGACGGATGAGGAAAAGCGCCAGGCAGTGGGTTATTGAGGGTGCCACTTGGTGGCCGTCGAAGGTCGCTCAACCCGCAATTTTGAAAGGGAGGCTTCACTACTCATCCATTTTGGCTACTTGCGAAAGAGCGGCACTCGCGTTGCCATGCAGGGCAGCTCTTCGACACGATCAGCCTTGGGAGGGGAAGATGAGCACTATAGCGCAACATTTTGGTGAGGCCTGCGGCTGCACTGCCTGTTCAGGGGAGGCACGCGGCGGAGACGCGGCATTCTCGCGTCGCCGCTTCCTCTGCACTACGCTCGGGACCGCGGCAGTCATGGCCGGTGGGGTCGCTCTATCCGCAAGGCCGGCATCAGCGCAGAGCACGATGACGCCTGACGAGGCGCTTCAGACAATGATGGATGGAAACAAGCGTTTCACCGAAGGGCGACTTCAGTCCCTGAATGAGGACCTTGCCATCCTGAAGGCCAAGACGGCGGAAAAGCAGGAGCCTTTCGCGGCAGTGCTGTCCTGCGCCGATTCACGAGTGCCGGTCGAATTCGTGTTCGACCAGAGCATCGGGCACCTGTTTGTGGTGCGCGTCGCAGGGAATGTCGCCACGCCCGAAATCACCGCCAGCCTCGAATATGGCATTGCAGTCCTCGGCGTTAATCTGCTGATGGTCCTTGGCCACAGCAATTGCGGTGCGGTCAAGGCGACCATCGAGGGCAAGGCCGTTCCCGGCCAGATCGGTGCCCTCTATGCGCCGATCTGGCCGGCCGTGAATGCCGCAGGCAACGATCTTGATGCCGCCATCGATGCGAACGCGAAGATGCAGGCAACGCTGCTCAGCCGAACCTCGACCGTGATCGCTGATGCCACCAAGCAGGGGAAACTGAAGGTCGTCGCCGCGCGCTACGACATCGCTACCGGCGTAGTCTCGATGCTTGGATAGTGGGGACAAGTCGGGAGCACGCTCACTCAATCCCTGAAGTCCCGGACTCAACTTCCGAAGGCTTCGCTCCAACCGATTCACAAGACTCATGAAAACAGCAGCGCCGGGCCGAGGTCAGGCGATCCTTGGCCGGTTGCATCGCCGCCGGCCTCGGATGCGCCGTGTCGCGCATCGATGAAATCATTCTATTCAGGAAAGCTTAAAAATGGCTGACTTTTCCAACGATGCCGGGCTCTGGACGGCCAGGGCGGTCGGTGCGTCGGCGGGTGCCGCCGTGTCGCTGATTTATCTCCTGCCGAAGAACAGGCGGGAGGCGGCGAGCCGTTTCTTTACCGGCCTTGCCTGCGGGATCATTTTCGGCGGTCCGGCCGGCGTGTGGATCGCCGAACGGCTGGCGCTTTCCGATACGCTGTCGGCCTTTGAGACCATGCTGTCGGGTTCCGCCGCCGCCAGCCTCTGCGCCTGGTGGGGGCTTGGAATCCTCCATCGCGTCGCCGGCCGCTTCGGCCGCTGATGCTTGCTGCCCAAAACTGCGCAGCGGTTTTGGGACAACGACACTCATCCCATCAGGAATCCCGGGCACCCCCCGCACATCCCATCAGACAATCAGGAGCCTGCCATGACCTTGAGCACCGCCGAGGCGCATTTCCGCACGCGTGCTGAAATCGGCGCCGACACCCGTAAATTCGCCAGCCTCGAGCTGCGCGCGCTGAGACAGGACGGCACTTTCTCCGGCTATGCCAGCATCTTCGGCGAGGTCGATCTCGGCAAGGACACGGTCGAGCGTGGCGCCTTTCGCAAGTCGCTTTCCGAGCGCGGGCCGGAGGGCGTACGCATGCTCTTCCAGCATGATCCCTCAGAGCCGATCGGCGCCTGGAAGACGATCCGCGAGGACAGTCGCGGCCTCTATGTCGAGGGCGTGCTCGCCGATGGCGTGGCGCGGGCGAGGGAGGTGCATCAGCTGCTGAAGAATGCGGCTCTCGACGGTCTCTCGATCGGCTTTCGCACCGTGCGCGCCAAGACCGACGCCAAGTCCGGCGTGCGCCGCATCCTGGAGGCCGACCTATGGGAGATCTCTGTCGTGACCTTCCCCATGCTGCCCTCGGCCCGCGTCCAGAACGTCAAGAATGCGCGGTGGTTCCGCGATCGTGAAACCGAGCTTGTCCGCCAGATGCGGCGTGCGGCCCGGATGTTGATGACTGAAACCTTCAGACCCTGAAACTTCAGACCCAGAACTATTCAAATAAGGATGATCTTAATGAATGAGCATATCGCCAACGAGGCTCCCGCGCGCGCCGAGCTGGAAATCAAGGCCGTGCCTGACACCATGACGGCCGCCTTCGACGACTTCATGGAGGCTTTCGAGGCCTTCAAGGAGACAAACGACCGCCGCCTCGGCGAGATCGAGCAGAAGCTGACCTCTGATGTCGTCACCCGCGACAAGGTCGACCGCATCAACCGCGCCATGGACGAGCAGAAGAAGGTGCTAGACCAGCTGGCGCTGAAGAAGGCCCGCCCGCCGCTTGGTCGGTCGGGTGCCGGTTCGCCGGAGACCGCCGAACACAAGGCCGCCTTCGAGACCTATATCCGCCGCGGCGACGAGACGGGCCTGCGCGAGCTCGAGGCAAAGGCGCTCTCGGTCGGCTCGGATGGCGATGGCGGCTATCTCGTACCTGACGAGACCGACAGCGAAATCGGTCGCCGCCTCTCCGTGGTCTCGCCGCTTCGTTCGCTCGCAACCGTTCGCCATGTCTCCGGTTCGGTGCTGAAGAAGCCGTTCACGACGGCGGGTCTCGCCGCCGGCTGGGTGGCGGAAACAGCAGCCCGCCCGCAGACATCGACGCCGCAGCTCGCCGAACTGACCTTCCCGACCATGGAACTCTACGCCATGCCGGCCGCCACCCAGGCGTTGCTCGACGACGCGGCGGTCAACATCGACGCCTGGATCTCCAGCGAGATCGACATCGTCTTTGCCGAGCAGGAGGGCGCGGCCTTCGTATCCGGCGATGGCGTCAGCAAGCCGAAGGGTTTCCTCTCCTATCCAACCGTCGATGAAGCCGCCTGGAGCTGGGGCAATATCGGCTATGTCCCGACGGGCGCTGCCGGCGCCTTCTGCGCCACGGGTCCGTCCGATGTGCTGGTCGATGCGGTCTATTCGCTGAAGGCCGGCCATCGCCAGAACGGCACCTTCGTCATGAACCGCGGCACCCAGGCGGCAATTCGCAAGTTCAAGGATGCGGACGGCCACTATCTCTGGCAGCCGCCTGCGTCAGCCGGCCAGCCCGCCTCGCTGATGGGCTTCCCGGTCGCCGAGGCCGAGGACATGCCTGATATCGCAGCCAATGCCTTCGCCATCGCCTTCGGTGACTTCCGGTCGGGCTATCTCGTCGTCGACCGCACCGGGGTGCGCATCCTGCGCGATCCCTATTCCGCCAAGCCCTACGTGCTGTTCTACACGACCAAGCGTGTCGGCGGCGGCGTGCAGGATTTCGAGGCAATCAAGCTCATCAAGTTTGCGGCGAGCTGAGCACTTACCCTCCCCTTGAGGGGAGTCCGAAGGACGGGCGAGACCAGTGGCTCGCCCGGAGGACCGAAGGTCCGGGTGGGGTGATCCCCACCCATCACCCCCCCGCAGCTTCGCTGCGACCTCCCCCCTCAAGGGGGAGGTAGAAAGCAGGACACCTCCATGACCTACGCCCTGATCACCCCGCCATCGGCGGAGGTGCTGACCCTTGCCGAGACCAAGGCGCATCTGCGCCTCGATACGCCGGACGAAGACCATCTCGTCACCGCTCTGATCCGCGTCGCCCGCGAGCATCTGGAGCGCACCACTGGCCTATGTCTGATGACGCAGGGCTGGCGGCTCTATCTTGATTCAGTTTCTGAAGACGGCGTGATTCAGATTGCCAGGGGTCCGGTGCAATCCATTGAATCAGTGACGATTTACGATGGAGACGGCGAGGCATCCTCCGTCTCGCTCGAAGGCCATGTGCTGGATGGGCAGGGACGCCCCGCGCGTCTGATGTTGACGCAGCGCTTGAGGCGCGGCCGCGCCATCAACGGCATGGAAGTCGATTTCACCGCCGGCTTCGGCGCATCGGCGACGGACGTTCCCGGTACGCTGAAGCGGGCGATGCTTACCCATGTCGCGCAGATGTTCTCCTGCCGCGGAGTCGTCGCGACAGATGACCAGCCGGCCCTGATCCCGCCGGGATACGACCGGCTGATCGCGCCCTTCCTGCTGCGAGGTCTCTGACCATGCGCTCGACCTTCTTCGATCCCGGCCGAATGAATGCCCGGCTGGAGCTGGAGGTGGCGGTTGAAACGCCGGACCGCCAGGGCGGCGCAACCATCACCTTCGAGGAAAAGGCCGCAACCTGGGCTATGATCGAACCGGTGACCTACACCGTGGAAGAGGAGGCGGGCGGCGAGACCTTCACGCTCACCCACCGCATCTGGTTGCGCTGGCGCAGCGACGTTGCAGCCGGCATGCGACTGCGCAAGGGCGCGCGCATCTTCTGGATCGGCGCCACGCAGGATCCTGATGAAACGAGGCGATACCTGATCTGCCATTGCGAGGAGAAGAGCGGATGAGCGTCCTTGCGACAATCACGATCCCCGATCTCGCAGCCGCCCTTCGGCAGATGGTTGCAGCACCCGCTACACCACGTCCGCAAAGGAGTAGAAAATGAGCGCCGCCAACGAATTGCTCCAGGCCATTTGCACCACGCTCGTGGCCAATGCCGACCTGACGGCGTTGATCGGCCCCGACGGCATCAGCGACAGGCTGGTTTCGGGCAGGCACCTGCCGGCCCTCGTCATCGCCGAGGTGACGACAAACGACTATTCGACCGCGACCGAGCCGGGCGAGGAGCATCTGCTGACCCTGCAGGCATGGTCCGACATGCAGGGCCAACGCCAGGCGCAAGCGATCGCCGGCATGACCGTAGCGCTTCTGCAGGATGCGGCCTTGCCGCTCGCAACGCAGAGACTGATCAACCTGCAACATGTCTCGACGAAAGCCCGGCGCGAGCCGAAGACGCGGCTCTTCTGCGCCGAGATGCGGTTTCGGGTGGTGACGGAGGGCTAGCGCTTACGCCGCTTGCGTACTCGGAACCGCGTTGCGCACAAGCCCCATCAGGGCAATCACGAAAACCATTGCGATAGCGGCGAGGCCCGCGCAGGCAAGAATCGTCGCGCCGGCGCCGGCGTAGTCGAGCATGGCGGTGAAGATGACGGGTGAAATCGCGTTGGCGAGGTTCTGCGGCGTGGACAGGCGGGCCGACTGAAGACCGTATTCCTTCGCCGAAAAAAGCGCGAGCGGCAGCAGCGCGCGGGCGACCGCGAGCACGCCGGAGCCGAAGCCATAGATCAAGACGAAAGTGATGAGCAGCGATGTCGATGGCGGGACCAGCAGGAGCATAAGGAAGCTGAGCAGCATCAGGCCGACGCCCATGGCCGAGGTGAGGATCGGATTGCCACGCTTGCCGAGCAGCATGTCGAGCGCCCGGGCCGAAATGCCGATCACGCCGCGTGCTGACCCCAGCTGCAGCGCAAAGGCTGGCGTTGCGCCGGACTGGCGAAACATTTCGAGCAGCGACGGCGCAATGCCGAAACTGATGAAGCTGCAGAGCGTGGTGGCCGCTGCAATCAGCAGGAAGGCCTTGCGGCGATCGGTCGGCGTCAGCTCCACCGGCGGCGTTTCGGCCGCCGCTCCCTGCGTGTGGCTGGCAACCGGTTTCGGCAGGCCGAAGAGATGCAGGGGCAGGCAGACGAAAATGTGCAAAGCCGCGCAGATGAGAAAGGTGATGCGCCAGCCGAAGGCATCGTTGAGCAGCGTCAGGATCGGCCAGAAGATGGTGGCCGAGAGACCGGTGAACAGCATGAGAATGGCGATGACGCGCTTGCCGTTCGCGCCTTCGCGCTCGACGACCGCCGTATAGCAGGGCGCCGAGAGCCCGAGCGCGCCGCCGAGGCCGATCACGACCCAGGCGACAGTGTAGACCATGATATTGGTGGTTCCTGCGAGCAGAAGCAGGCCGGTCGCGAAGGTGACGGATGCGGCAGCGAGCACCTTCGCCGCGCCGTAACGGCCGAGCCAGCGCCCCGTGGCGGGGCCGGCAAGCGCGCTGATCACCATCATGACCGTCAAGCCGGCGAAGATCACTTCGTTCGGAAGCGTCAGCTTTGGCGCGACGATGCGGCCCATGACGCCGAGCATGTCGAAAGTGGTACCCCAGCCGATGAGCTGGCCGACAGCGAGCACGGCGATCGTCTGCGAGGTGCGGAGCGAAAATGATGTCTGCATGGATTCTGAAATGGAATGAATGAAAAGCCCCGGAGCGATAGCAGCTTCAACTGCAACGCGAAAGGCCAAATCGAACAAATCGGGTACAGCGCTCCAGCCGGGGCGCTTTTCTTTGAAAGGACCACGCAATGGCGGCGCAGAAGGGCAAGGACCTGCTCCTGAAAATCTATAATGGCAGCGGTTATGAGACGGTGGCCGGGCTGAGGACGAAGAAGCTCTCGTTCAACGCGGAGACCGTCGATATCACCGATGCAGAAAGCGCCGGGCGGTGGCGCGAGCTTCTTGATGGAGCGGGGGTGCAGCGCGCCTCGCTCTCCGGCTCCGGCCTGTTCAAGGATCAGGCGTCGGACGAGCTGATCCGCAATGCCTTCTTCAATGGCTCGATCCTCTCCTGGCAGATCATCATTCCGGATTTCGGCACTGTGAGCGGGCCTTTCCAGGCGACGGCGCTCGAATATTCCGGCGAACACAATGGCGAGGTGACTTTCGATATCGCGCTGGAATCGGCAGGCGTCATTAGCTTCGGGGCGCTCTGAT